AAGACGAAGGTCCTAATTATAATACAGATATGGAAGCATTAGAATCAGAAGGATATGTTAGAATATGAATCAAGCACCGTTTAATAAAAATAGACAAGATAAATTTATACTAGTTTTAAATTTACCTGAAGGTATCAAAAATATTGTAGATAACATAGATAGAAATACAAACAAAATTGATGCTAATAGTTTAGAAATTAGCATTACTGGGGCAGTAACTCCTACCATAAGTGTTCCTGAAAAAACTATTCCATATGGATCACAGACTGTAAAAGTTAGTTCTCATGCACGACCATCATATGAGTCTTTAAATATAAATTTTAAAATTGACAATGAATTTAAAAACTATTGGGCAATATATAAATGGCTCGATGTTATTAATGATATTAAAACCGGTAACTTTAATCAAGATGATATTATAAAATATAAACTACCTAAAGAGTTAATGAGTCCTTCTCAGCAACTTCCTGTGTATTCATCTAATTTAACAGTATACGGATTAGACGAATATGAAAATAGAAAAATTCAATGGGACTATATTGGAGCGTTTCCGACTAAATTAGCTGAAATTAATTGGGATTATACCAACGAAGATGAAATTACATCGTCTGCTACTTTTGAATTTACGAGAATAGAAGCAAAATTAATTTAATGGACTCCTATCCAGATTTTATATATGACCCTAAAAGTCAAATAGTTACTATAGAGAAAAATAAAAACTTTATTGTCTCATCTTCTGAATCTAGTCAAAACGGACAATTATTACCTGAATATTTTTCTAGTATTGATCAGGTGAAAACCTACTTACAATATTATAACATTAAAGGAACTGTCGGATATAGGCTCTAAACTATATTTATCCCCAAAAATAACTCATAGCAACATTAGTCTTATAAGAACAACTAGGCATTTTTTCAACAATCTTTTTAAATTGCTGTTCGGTAATATTTCCTTGCTTCCATGACTCACCTTCAATACATCCAATCATTGTATTAGTTCTATCTTGTATAGATTTTACATACATAGATGCTGCAAACATTTCATCTGGATTACCAGTATCAAACCATGCATCATTACTATCTAATAAATTCAATTGCAATAAGCTATCCTTTAAATAATTTTTATTTAAATCAGTTATTTCTAATTCTCCACGATTAGAAGGTTTTAATTTACGAGCTCTTTCCCCAGCAGTTAAATCATAAAAATAAATACCTGTTATCGCATAATTACTTTTTGGATGTTCTGGCTTTTCCTCTAAAGAAAGAACTTCTTTATCGTCACTAAAAGCAACAACACCATATAATGACGGGTCCTTTACCTTATAACCAACAATACTTGCCCCACGGAATTCCGGTAATGTAATACCTGTAAAAATATTATCACCTAAAATTAAACATACATCATCATTTCCTTGCCATTGTTCAGCAATAATTAACGCCTCAGCTATACCTGCTGGATACGTTTGTACTTTAAAAGTAAAATTAATACCTAAATATGGTCGAATTTTGTCTGATTGATTAAACAAATGCAATAAAGGATTATATGTTTGTGCATTTGTAATAATCATCACATCGTTAATGCCTAATTTTATTAAAGTAGATAGAGGATAATAAACAGTAGGCTTATCATAAATCGGTAAAAGTTGCTTTGAAACGGTTTTAGTACTAGGATAAACTCTCGATCCTGTACCACCAGCTAGAATGATACCCTTCATATATTTATATTATAATGCTTATTTCGCCAAATCAACTAAAATATGTCCACGGAAAACAATAAATAATTGTAAAGGTTTTACTATGAGCAGACGAACAATCCAATCACCAGGTGTAGAAATAAGGGAAATCGATTTAACACAACGCCCAGGCGCGGCGATAGGTACGAGTGTGTTTATTGCGGGATTCTCTAATCAAGGCCCGACAGATGAGGTCTTTAATGTAGGAACATTCGCAGAGTTTCAAGAAATTTACGGGCAACCGACAAACGCCGCAGAGAGATATTTTTATCATTCTACGCGACAAGTGTTTGATAGTGACGCTAATGTTTTTGTTTCTCGTTTACCTTATGGTTCAAATACAGGTACAAGGAAATATTCTGCTTTAGTTTACCCTGTTGTCGGTGCAACGACAGCAACCATAACCGCGTTTGATACTACAAATGGTAGTTGGATTGATGTTTCTAAGTCTGACGGTACGGCTATAACTATGACAGACGCCACCAGCACCGAAAAAGTTCAGATTGAATTAACCGTAAAAGACGCTAATGATGATTTATCTTTTATTTCTACTTCTATGTTTGGGTTGAGCGGTGTCGGAGCTACAAACACTGCTCGATTAACAGCTGCTTGTACCGGTGCAGCGCAAGGAGTAGGAGTCACTCCTGCAGCTTCTGTTAGTGCTTATACAGATTCTACTTTTGCATCAAGTATAACAGGTAAAACTCTCGTTCATGGTCAACTCCGGAGTACTGGTTATACTAATGCTGGAACCACGAAAACAGATCCGACTCTAAGTGCTTCAGATTATTATATTATTGGTTCACCTACTCTTATTAACTTAAGTGAAGGACAATATAATAGTGCAGTAAAAGGTAATATAAAATGGTCTGGTGATGGCCAGAAGGGTGCCGATACTCTATTTGCTGGTGATTTTACGATAGAAGCTAATATAGAAGGTGCTGGTATTATTATATTAAATAAAGGCGCTACAGTAACTAACAACGAATTTGAAGGTTATTATGTGGGTCTTGCAGATGGATCTAATAGTAACCCTGCAACTGACTTTGATACAGTAAATGGTATAAAGACTACTACTAGTAATACAACCGCAATTACGGTATCAACTGGGTACGCTACTATACCAGGATCAAGGGTAGGATTTGATTTAACAAGTACTGCAGGAAACGAAAAGAGCAGTACAAGTAAAACTTTAGAAACATTTTCTAAATTTGATATTGATGGTCCTGAGTTTAATGATACAATAAATGTAGGCATATTTAAAATTCGTAATACGCCGTTTGCTAATTCTGAATTAGAATTAACTAATTTCTTAGCAGAAGGATATACCGGATCTTTAGATAATAGACGTAAAGTCCAAAATGAGGCAGGAGGACAAAAACGATCATTTTTCCTTGAAGATCAAGATAATGCATCACCGAACGTAAAGATTATAGTGAATCCATATATAAGTGAACATAATGGGTCGTGGACATCAACAGTTGGAGATATACCTACTAAATCAGTTAGAGTCGTCCATAGTAGTAATACAAACGCTCCAATTTTAAATCAGCTAGTAGCTGACGGAATTGGTAACAACTATGTTTTCGCGCAGCAACAAAAGCTATTCCCATTAGGTGTATATCATACAACTAATAATACAGAGAAAACAGTTGGTAGTATTCCTGATAAATTAGATAGAGTTTTTGAAATCGCTTCAAATGTTGATTTGTTCCAAATTGATGTTTCAGTTGAAGCTGGATTAGGTACAGTTCATACTTTTGCACCAAATAATAACGGTGCTTTTGTTGATACTGATTATCAAGATGTCGGTAATGGTGTAACAGGCACAGGATTCTATACACCAGATCAAAATATGACAGGACCGACCCAGATTGCTCAAAGAGACGCTTATAGAGATATTTTTAATAGATTTGAACAGTTTGCACGACAAACAAGAAAAGATCATATCTTTATTGCCGATGCTCTGAGACCATTAGTTGTACAGGGCGATGCAGGTAAAGTTCTTGATGATAAAACTAAAAACTTTAGCAAGCATGTATACTGGCCGTTAAGACATCAATTTGGTGTTGCTAATAGTAACTTTGCTACAACGTATGGTAACTGGGCGAAAGTTGGAGACGCCACAAGCGGCAAGCAAATATGGATTCCATTCTCTGGCGTCGCTGCAAAGATTTACGCACGAAACGATGCTAGTTATGCTCCTTGGTTTGCACCAGCTGGATTCAACCGAGGTGTCGTTACAGGTGTAAATGACATCGCAGTAAGCCCAACACAACGACAAAGAGATCAATTGTATAGAATTGCAATTAATCCTGTTACACAATTTCCCGCTGAAGGAATAGTTATATTTGGTCAAAAGACCTTACAACGGAAACCTACGGCATTCGATAGAGTTAACGTTCGTAGATTGTTCCTTGATTTAGAGAAAAGAACAAGAGAGACCTTGAAATTCTTTGTGTTTGAACCTAATACGTTCTTAACCAGAAATAAGGTTGTTAATACATTAACACCTATGTTTGAGAACTGTAAGCAAACAGAAGGTGTATATGATTACCTTATTGTTTGTGATGACAGAAATAACCCTACAAGTGTTATTGAACAAAACGAACTAAGAGTAGATATTTACTTAAAGCCAGTTCGCGCTGCAGAGTTTATATTGGTTAACTTCTACGCTGTTAACACGGACGTTAATTTCCAGGAGATAGTTGGACAATAAATTGAAGTAAACACTAAATAATTATAACATCATGGCTGATATTAAACAAACAATTCAAGATTTTTATAAGGTAGCTCAGACGAGAGACTTTGCACGAGACTTTCAATTTCGTGTATTAGATGTCTCTAATAAAGGTCTTCCTGTTTTTACTCAAGACGATTTAGTATATGCGACGACTGCTGCTTTACCAGGCAAAACAATCGCGACTAAGCCTGTACCATATAATGGTTTTGAGTTTCGAGTACCAGGAACTGTTTCATATACTAATAGTGATTCTTATACAATGGATTTTTATTGCGATGCAACAACAAATGCTCGCATAGCTATGGAGAACTGGATAACTGAGACCTATAATGACGAAACTACTACAGGTGATGGTGTTCTTCACAATAATAGTACTATTACATTAGTTCAATTAAATACTAAGTTTGAA